GTTGACCTAAAAGACTTTGATGCGTTGGACGAAGCATTCCAATGGATTAGACCTGATATTGTTATCCACCTCGCCGCACGAGCAGGTGTGAGAGACTCGTTTGGTAAAGAAGCAATTTATCACAATGAGAATATTCTAGGGACACAGAACCTTATTGAAGTATGTAAGATGTATGGTGTATACAAAGTTATATACGCATCTACATCAAGTGTATACGGTGGTACACCACTACCGAATACTGGATGGACAGAGAATGATGTAACTGGACACCAACTCAATGCATATGCATACACAAAATATACTAACGAGTGTCAGTTCAAAATATCTGGACTGAACAATGTTGGTCTAAGATTCTTTACCGTATATGGGCCTTGGGGTAGACCAGACATGGCACTGTTTCAATTTACAGATGCTATTGTCCGTGGTGAACCTATCGAAGCATTCAATTACGGTGATATGAAAAGAGACTTTACTTATGTCGGAGATATTATCAATGGCATCAAGATTGTTTTACTCAACGATGATATTCCATCTAATGAGATATTTAATATCGGTAGAGGAAAGCAGGTTGAATTGATGGACTTTATTAAGTGCATAAGTAATGAATTAGGGAGAGAGGCGAATGTCACACTTGCTCCAAGGCATCCTGCGGATACACTGGAGACTTGGGCAGATACCTATAAACTAAGAGAACTGGGATATAAACCCAGAGTAAATATTGAACAAGGAGTAGAATCCTTTATTAGATGGTACAAAGACTATTATGGAGTTAATTAATGAATAAAGATGAATTAATGGATGCAGGTAATCCACAAGTCGATGATACATATGACCCTAGAATGAAGGTCGGTATTGTAGGTCATGGATTTGTTGGTGGTGCAGTCGATTATGCATTTACGCACAAGGACATTGAAAAGTTTTATGTTGACCCAAAACATGATACAACTATCGATGACCTTGTAGAATGGAATCCACACTTTACTTTTGTGTGTGTACCAACCCCTAGTATAGGGTCTGGATTAGTAGACGCATCACTTGTTGAAGATGCGGTACTTAAACTACTAGAGCATACTAAGGGTGGTGTTATTATTAAATCAACAATTACACCTGACATTGTTGATAGACTATATCAATCTTGTTTTGAAGATGACTGGAAACGAATTGTTTACAATCCTGAGTTCTTGACAGAGAGTAATGCCAAGGAACAATTTGTAAACTCAAAATTTCATTTACTAGGTGGGTTTCCAGATGCATGTAAAGCAGTAGCAGAAATATACGATGTATATTCTCTTTGCACAACAGATGAGTATGTATTCATGTCGGCGGCGGAAGCATCCTTTGTGAAGTATGGAGTGAACTCATTCCTTGCTATGAAGGTAACCTTCTTCAATCAACTATATGATGTTATTAACAAGTTCGGTTCGAACTACCCTACGATTGTAAATGCAATCGGTAAAGACCCTCGTATTGGTGTTGGACATACTCGTGTCCCAGGCTACGATGGTAAGAAGGGTTTTGGTGGTGCGTGTTTCCCAAAAGATACACTTGCCTTCACAAAGTTCGATGAGGACTTGACATTACTTGCGGAATGTATTAAAATAAACAACAAATATCGCAAAGAATATGAATTAGACGATAGGGAGAAGAGTAGCAATGTCGATTATGGACAAACTAAAGAAGAACTCGAAAATAAGTCAGACTGACATATTATCGGATTCTAAGTTCTTTACAGAACAAGACATGGTACAAACAGATGTACCAATGGTAAATGTGGCACTGTCTGGTAGTGTCTCTGGTGGTATCACGCCTGGGATGACTGTACTAGCAGGCCCAAGTAAACACTTCAAGACATCATTTGCATTATTGATGGCAAGTTCATTCTTGAAGGAAAAGAAAGATGGTGTCATCTTATTCTATGACAGTGAGTTTGGTTCACCCCAATCTTACTTCAAGGAGTTTGATGTAGATACTAATAGAGTATTGCATACACCTGTTGCAAATGTTGAGGAACTCAAGTTCGACTTAGTGAACCAACTAGAGCAACTTACTAGAGAAGATAATGTAATGATTGTTATTGACTCTATTGGTAACCTTGCATCTAAGAAAGAACTCGAAGATGCACTAAACGAAAAATCAGTTGCAGACATGTCTCGTGCAAAAGCACTGAAAGGATTATTCAGAATGGTCACACCTTATTTGACTATGAAGAATATTCCACTTGTAGCAGTCAATCATACATATAAAGAGATTGGATTGTTTCCAAAAGATGTAGTCGGTGGTGGAACTGGAATCTATTATAGTGCAGATAACATCTGGATTATTGGTAGACAACAAGACAAGCAAGGCACTGAAATCAAAGGATATCACTTTGTAATCAATGTTGATAAATCTAGATATGTTAAAGAAAAGTCAAAGATACCTATCTCAGTTTCTTGGGAAGGTGGTGTTCAACGCTTCAGTGGTCTGTTGGATGTTGCTCTTGCTGGCGGTTATGTTGTTAAACCTAGTAATGGTTGGTATAGTGTCGCTGGTGACGAGAAAAAAGTTCGTCAGGCAGATACTCTTCAAAAGGAATTTTGGACTCCAATCTTCGAGAACACAGACTTCACAGACTTCATCAAGAAGCAATACAGTATAGGACACGAAGAACAAGTGTCTATGGATGAGATTGTCGAAGATGCAGTTGATTGATTTAGAACATAAGTTATCTGAACATATCCATTACGATATTATCCCACAGTCAGAAAGTGAGGATGGATGGGATGTTCGTATTAATGAGGAGTTCCCAGAAACAGTTATTCGTTTTGGGAATGTAAAGTTTGAAGGGTCAGGAGAAGGAGATGACGATGGATACCTCTCTTTCAACTTCACCATCGTATCCTCTCCTGACCCTGACCTCACAGAAAAGGACTTGACTTTGCAGTCCTACTGTGGTAGAATACTTAATTCTATACTTGAACAATCCATGTCTGAAGGGACAGTGGTTGCACGAGATGATGAAACAGGTGAAATTATGACCAACAATGAAGAGTTGGCAGAGGATTGGAATGAATATAAATCTGGAACAGACGATACTGAGGAATCTGTTAACGAATGAACCCTACATGCGGAAGGTTCTTCCGTTTATCAACCCTGATTATTTTGATGGAGTATACAAAGGGTTATTCAAAGAAGTTACAAAGTTTGTCGCAAAATACAATAAACTACCTACCTTAGAAGCATTCAAGATTGAATTGGATGAGGGTAACAGTCTGGGTGAAGACAACTATCGTCTTGCGACAGAACTGCTACCTAACATCTTTACCCCTGAGAAAGAAGACCTTGGTTGGTTAGTTGACCGTACAGAAGCATGGTGTCAAGACCGTGCAGTTTACAATGCAGTGATGGAATCTATTACTATCATTGACGGTAAACATGCAACCATGCAGAAGAATGCTATTCCAGATGTTCTATCCAAAGCACTTGGTGTTACCTTTGATACTAACATTGGTCACGACTATCTAGAGAATGTCGATGAACGATATGACTTCTATCATGAGAAAGAAGAAAGACTACCGTTTGACCTAGACCACTTCAATAAGATTACCAAGGGTGGATTACCTAATAAGACATTGAATATCGCACTTGCAGGTACAGGTGTAGGTAAGTCACTGTTTATGTGTCATCAAGCATCTGGTGCATTGTCTCAGGGATACAATGTATTGTATATCACCATGGAGATGGCAGAAGAAAGAATCGCAGAAAGAATTGATGCTAACTTATTGAATGTACCTATTGACCAGTTAGAGAATCTATCTAAGACTATGTTCTCTGACAAGGTAAGTCAACTCAAAGCAAAGACTGAGGGTAAACTTATTATCAAGGAGTATCCTACAGGTCAAGCAAACACTGCACACTTTCGTGCATTACTTAACGAACTCAAACTTAAAAAGAACTTTGTACCAGAGATTATCTTTATTGATTATCTTAATATCTGTGCATCCTCTAGGATGAAAGGTATGGGTGGTGCAATCAACTCTTACTCTTACATCAAGAGTATTGCAGAGGAGATTCGTGGACTCGCAGTTGAGTTCAATGTCCCTATTGTATCTGCAACACAAACCACTCGTAGTGGTTACTCTAATGATGATGTAGGACTTGAAGACACTTCTGAATCGTTTGGTCTACCTGCAACTGCTGACCTTATGTTTGCACTTATCTCCAATGATGAGTTGAACAATCTAGGTAAGATTATGGTGAAGCAATTGAAGAATAGATATAACGACCCTACTAAATACAATAGATTCACATTGAAAATTGATAGGAGCAAGATGCGTCTATCAGATGACAATGACCCAGACGATACAGGAGTAGTTGATGATAGACCAGTTTTTGATAAGTCCCATTCAGGTGAGACTATCAGTGCTGAGAAGTTCAAAAACTTTAAGTTAGAATGATTCTGTTTGACAGTTACTTAAAGCATTATGGATTCTCTAAGAAGGAATATGTAGAAGGAGACAAGAACAATTTTACTTGTGAGTTGTCAAATGACCGTACCTTTGAAGGAAGATTTATAAATTCGTTTGGTGACTTCACTACTATTAATGGTAGATGGGGTGACTATCGAAATATGCTCTATTGGTTTAGAGGAACGGCAAAAGGATACAAACAGTATCCTCTAGGATTGTTGTATGTTGGTATAGCAATTCGTAGAGGGAAAAAACTGCATATGTTTTTGCCAGGCGCAGGACTAAGAAACTTACTTTATGTTAGGGTAAGAATAGAAAGACTGAAAGGGGATAGATAATGGAATGGTCATGGGTATTAGTATTCGTAGGTATGTGGGCATGTCACGCATTAGGATATCGTAAAGGATATGATGATGGTTTCAACATGGGTGTTATAGATACACTGGACACTCTTGTAGATAAAAGATTTTTAACAGACAATGATATTGAACTTCTGGATAGAGGGGAAACTGCATTGTCACGAACACGGAGTATAGATGAATGAGTTTTATCAAGGATACTTGTTAGGAGCATGTATAGTTAGTTTCGTTTTGATTCTTTGTACTATACTGTCATTACAAGATAAGAGAATAAAAAGATATAGATTATCTGATATAATGAAAAACAACGGAGAAGCATGAAGGAACTAGGAATGGTATTGTTAGGTTGCCTTGCATTTACTGGATTTTTTGCAGGTGTAATCTATCCTGACTTAGAAGTCAAAGGATATAGTAATATAAAAAGTTGCAACGGTGAATGCTATGAAGCATATGTAGCAAAGTATGGCACGGTTGTAGAGATAGAAAGAGCAAAAGCAGAATTAGCAAATGCTGACGAGTTCAGTTCTATCAGAGGAGCATGGGCAGGATGTGCGGCCTGTCATGGTAACGATGGTAAGGGTATTGGAGCATTCCCTGCATTAGCAGGTAGAACTTCCGACTATATAGTAGAAGCACTTACCCAATATAAGAACGGAGAAACAAGAGGAGCAATGTCTGGTGTGATGTGGGGACAGTCAAGTGTTCTTTCAGATGCAGACATACAAACTCTTGGAGATTTTATAGAAGCAGAACTATAATGGAAATGTATATCCCTAGAGTATATAATAAAGAGTTAGACTTTGATGATGAATTCCTTGCAGATGTTAAAGCACAATGTTTGACATGGGCAAGAGAAGTAGCACAGACTTATAAAGAGACTGGTGAAAGAACTCATCCACATTTAACCTTTAGACCTAGAAGTTTTCATGCGGTAGATAGAACCCCATGGGACGAATGGGATAAAGTCGTTGACCAGTTTGGTGCAGATAAAGCACGAGAATGGAAACGCAGACAGATAAAAATGTTAAGAGAGTTTGGTGAGGTGAGTCGTATCATCATTGACCAATACGATTTGCCAGAAGATATGCGTCAGTATATCAAAGAGGAAACTTATCTTAACTTCGGTATTCCCAAGGAAGAATCTTTGCCAGTGGTTCAGATTCAAGACGGTGGTGAATTATTGCATCCACATCGTGGACATGCAAGATTAGCATCTTTCTTTTGTTTATTAGAAGGTGAAGGTGAGGTAACTAAATGGTATGACGAAACAATACCATTTAAACATTACCCAGAATACTATATACCTGATATGGCAAAGTTAGAAGTTGCAGAAGAGAAAAGTCTGACACCAAATGTGTGGACACTCTTTAATCACGAGATATGGCATTCAGTTCATAGGGATGGTGACGCAGGAGTGAGAATCAATTTTGGTATTGACTTTAAAACAATGAATGTAAATCAGGCAATGGAGTATCTCACTTGAGTGAAGTAAATCTTATATCATTATCAAAACCAACCGCAATCACAGATTGCCTAACGGCAGAACAACTCGTAGCATATACTGCTCGTGTATCGAATCCGACTAATCAGAATAATCTCAAGACCGCATCAGGTCTTGTTCGTTATTTGATTCGTGAGAACCATTGGTCACCATTTGAGATGGTGCATATGACTCTTGAAATCAAAACAACAAGAGATATCGCAAGGCAGATTATTCGTCATAGGTCTTTTGCATTCCAAGAGTTCTCTCAAAGATATGCAGAGCAACAGAATACAGAGATTCGTGATGCACGATTACAGGACGAGAAGAATAGACAGAACTCTATTCCTTTAGATATGTCTGACCCATCAGATGCTAAAAAGAATGCTCAGTGGAGAAGATATCAAGAGGATGTTATTGTTACTGCAAAGAAAGCATATCGATGGGCATTAGATAACGGTATTGCTAAAGAACAAGCAAGAGCAGTTCTACCAGAAGGTAACACTGAGTCTGTCCTTTATATGGCAGGTTCACTTAGGTCTTGGATTCATTATTGTCAACTTCGTAGAGGTCATGGCACACAAAAGGAACACATACTTGTTGCTGATAAGTGTTGGGATATTATCAATACACATTTCCCTGCCGTAGTTGAAGCAGTAGAAGAGTCTTCCATGGCATGGGGATAAGATGGAAATCAATGTAGTCAATCCACAAATTCTTAGTGTTCTAGACAAAACTAGAGATATGTTTCTAGAACATGAAGACACATGTACTGAATTAGCAGAAGTGATACTAGATAGTATGTCTCTGCAAGATGAAAAAACTTATGTGGATGATGGCATAGACAAAACTCCAACCCCAGACTGGGAAAAGTATTGCAGTGAAGAATGGTTATGGAAACAATATGATAAAGGTGAAAAGCACTCAGGATTTCCAGAACAAGCATATGGATTTCAGGTTGCACAGGGTGTAAGGTTTAGACCAGACTTATTTACTGACCTTAAAAACTGGGCAAAGGGAGATTTACCTCGTGAGTTTGGTGCATCATCAAGTTCATTAGTATCCTATTATCCACCTAATGGATTTGTAGGATGGCATACCAACTGGAATGCTTTTGGATGGCAAATGATTCTTACTTGGAGTCAGGACGGTGATGGGTATTTTTCTTATTATGATAAGGAGAAAAACGAGATAATTACAGAACAAGATGTCAAAGGATGGCAGGGTAGATGGTATCGATTTGGTAGATTAGATGAACCTGAACACCACTGTTGGCATTGTGCGTGGACAAACTGTCCTCGTATTACATTAGCATTTAAGTTTCCTTATGGTAAACTATCTGAAAGATTGGATACTACTTATGATGCTATTCAAGATATGATTGAAAGGTTAGAAACCGCTTGACATATGTCAAGTGATTTGTTATAATACTCCCCATGAAAAAATCTGTGATGCTAGGGATAGCACTGAGTGTAGGCGTTGCAACTGCGACCACTGCACTCAACATCAAAGGTGAAACAATAGTTCCTGAACCATATTCATATGGTGATGACTATTACACCCCAGAAGAACATTACTGCATGGCACTTAATATTTACCA